TTTTAATGATTTATTAAATTATTATATACAAAGTTGATGAATCTTTCGTTTGAAGGCTGTCATAATCGCTCTGACTTATCTGTTGAAGTTTCAATCCACCAAGTGCAGTTACAGCACCATTCCAAGATGTCTTGTCTGAACTTGTAACGTGTATAGTTGTATCACTAGTATGCGCTGTGAATGCTGTAACATCAGTCTTACCTGTAATGTCATTAGCAGTTATGTAACCAGCATCGTTGGTAAATGCTGTGTTGCTGGTTGGTACTGTTGGAATTGTTGGCTTATCTGTCAAATCGTTGTATGAACCACTGAAATCTGACTTTGCATTCCAAGTTGCTTTTTCAGCACTTGTAACGTGTACAGTTGTATTAGCTGTATGGGCTGTGAAGTCACTCTGATTGGTCTTTCCACTGATGTCATTAGATGTGATATATCCAGCATCGTTTGTGAAGTCACTTACGTTGGTAGGCACAGTAGGGATTGTAGGCTTGTTTGTTAAGTCGTTATAATCTCCACTGAAGTTACTCTTGTTGTTCCAATTGGTCTTGTCTTGAGCAGTAACGTGTATTGTGGTATCTGTTGTATGCCCAGTGAAATCACTCTGATTGGTTTTTCCACTAATGCTTTCGTCAATCATTGTCTGACATTCAGCACTTGAAATACCTCCACCTCCACCGCCAGTTACAGAAATCACATTAGATGTAATATCAATACCAGTACCTGCTGTAAGGGTTGTCTGTTTGGTTGCTAATGCAGTTGAAATCTCAGTTGCACCAGATGTTTCGCTCTTAAGATATACATCGCTTGAATCAGCTTTTCCACTTAATGCTGCATTTAATACATTAAGTGCTTCTGCTGTTACTTCTTCATTATCTTCAATCGTCTGGTATATTGGGGTTGTTGCTGATGTAATCATTGTCTGAACTTCACCACTTGTTATACCACCACCTCCAAGTTGGTCTTGAAGCTTAACATCTTGTCCATCTTTGGTAAGATATATGTCACCATTCTGGCGGATTTCAAATGCATTATGCCTTGCATTTTCTGCTGTACCATTACCTACTGAGAATAAGGTGTTTCCACTATCGCCAAAGGTTGAAGAGCCACTTGAACTTACATTGAAATAACCTTCTGAATGTTCATATTTATTCAGTGCTATTGTTCCTTGTCCTTCAGTATGTGAACCTTCTCCACTAGCTGTTGTACCACTACCTTCAGAATGAGATTGCCAACCACTAGCTATTGTTTGTCTTCCTTCAGCGTGAGAACTTAATCCACTAGCTGTTGTGCCGCTACCTTCAGCGTGAGAATTACCGCCGCTAGCTAATGTGTTACGACCTTCGGAATGAGAAGAATTACCACTAGCTGTTGTATTATATCCCTCAGAATGTGAATATTTTGAACTAGCTGATGTTTGAAAACCTTCAGAATGAGAATATTGACCACTTGCTTGTGTATTTTGTCCTTCAATAATTGAATAAAGGCCAGTTCCTGCTGATATTGGAAGATTAAATGACACTGTATCAGCAGTTTCACCAGTTGTAATAGAAATTCCTCTTCCAGCTTCAATTGCTTTTCCACCACCTTGAATGGTAATATTTCCATTTCCCAAAATGCTCTCATTATTGATGGTCTTGATATTAACAGATGATACAAGCTGGTCCTGTTTTGCAGCTAATGCAGTTGCCAATTCTGTTGCACCACTGGTCTCAGTCTTGAGATATACATCTGAGCTATTTGCCTTACCAGATATACTATTATCAATCTGAGTCTGAACATTACCACTTGTCAAGTGAATGGTATTATCACTTGTATGTGCTGTGAGGGTATCATTAACTGCTGTCAATGCTGTGGTATCAGCCTTGTCATCAACCTTATTCCACTTTTCCTTATCATTTGATGTAACGTGAATGCTGGCATCAGCTGTATGTGCTGTTACAACACCATTTAAGGCATCTACAGTGCTCTGTGCTGCCTTAGAATTAATAGCGGTATCAACTGCACCACTGTATGTATTAAAGTCGCTTATAGCGAGTTTTAATGCAAGTGCATTTGCAATCTCAGTTGCACCAGAAGTCTCTGACTTTGTATAATAATTTGCAGGGTTAAAGATGTCTGTAAGAGGTATTCTGATGTCCTGTTTTCCACTTGCTGTATTGAAGTCGATTACCAAGTAACCATTCTCAATATATACGTTATCAATCATACCATCCACAAGGAAATCAGTGCAATCAATTGTTGCTTTAACTGTATTTCCGTTATAGAAGTTGATAACGTGTGTCTGACCACTCATTTCATACTTAGCATCATCGATGAATTTTGCATCAATAGTGTCAATAGCACCAGAAAGAACGTCTTCAACACCCTTTGCACGTGCTTCTTCAGCATCAACATCTGTTTGTCTGTCAGCAATCTCTTGGTCAATCTTTGCATCAAGTTCCTCAACACTACCACTTGTAGCTGCTGATATACTATCAATTGCACCACTCAATGCATTCTCAGCTGTGATAGCTCTTGTGGTTTCTGTAATAACATTACCACTTACTGTACCAATCTTAACGTCAAGTGCTGCTTCTGCGCTTGTTGCACGTGTTGTCTCAGCATCAATCTTGTCATCAAGGGCATTCTCTGCACCTGTTGCACGTGTAACTTCTGCATTTAACGAATTTGTAATACCACTCTCAGCTTCCATAGCTCTTGATACCTCATTAGTGATGGCAGTCTGTAACGCTGTATCGGCATTCGCTCTTGCTGTTGCTTCATCGTTAATTGCTGTCTGTAATGCTGTTTCTGCACTAGTTGCTCTATTGGTTTCAGCATCAATCTTTGCATCAAGTGCTGTCTCAGCAGATATGGCTCTTGCTTCCTCTGCATTAACGTCTGTTTGTCTGTCAGCAATCTCTTGGTTAATCTTGGTATCAAGTGCTGCTTCAGCAGATATTGCTCTGTTGGTCTCTGCTTGAAGAGCTTCGTTTAATGCTGTCTCTGCACTAGTTGCTCTTGTCTCTTCAGCATCAATTGCTTCTTGTAAAGCTGTTTCAGCACTGATAGCTCTTGCAATTTCAGTATCAACAGCACCACTAATTGCTGCATCAGCTTCTTCTCTATTAACAATTTCTTCCGCAAGATGCTCTTCCAAGTGTACAACCCTCTCGATTAATCCTTCATCTGGTTCTGGGTCTACTTTAATCGAATCAATATAGAAATCAGTAGTTACAACTTCCTCTTTGTTATACTGATAATCTGGAAATTCTGGGTCTTCTATATTATTTGTCAACTTGTAGTTTAAGATACCTTGTCCAACAAACAGCAATTCACTCCAGTTCAATGGTAAGTAGTATTCAGTTACAGTAGTTCCACCAGAAAGTATAACTTCAACATCATCCACTGTAGCTTCTCGCTCATATTCCACCAAATCATCTTGAGTCTTCTCGAAAAAGTACTCTTTCTGATTTACAGTGTAAAAACGAATGACGAAATTTGGTAGATATACCAACTTTTTGTTAATCTTGAATTTTATATCTGAATTTTTAACTCTTTTCATCGTTTATGTTTTCTTCGTTGTTGTTATCTTTATTAATTTTGTTTTGATTGATGTCACTGTATGCGACAAAATGAAGGTCACCTTCTTCACCGATTCCATTGTAGCCAATCTCTTTTCGTACTTCATTAATTGATAGTACACCGTTGGTAATAAGTGAGCTGTAATAGCTACTCTGCGCTGTCTTATCAATTCTCAATATCTCGTTGGTCTCAAGTATGATTGACAAATTGTCTTCAGTTGGTTTAAGAAGCTTTCTGTTCATCTCGTTCTCAATCATTGTGATGTATGGCTGAAGCGTATGTACCAAAAAGTCATTCTGAAGAGCTTCAAATGTGTTAAGGTTGGTCTTTGCACTCAAATCACCTAACAATACTGGAGAAATACCAAAGAATCTTGCAATATCAGTAACTGAATACTGTCTGCTTTCCAACATTTGAGAGTCCTTTGCTGATAGCTGTATCGGTTGATAGTCCATATTTCCTTGGAGCACAGCCAAACCACTACCATTTGCAGTGTAAGTTTCATTCCAAGCGCTTCTGATGTCTTCTCTCTGTTTCTGATTTACAGGTCCTTGAACTTTCAAGATACCATTAATCATCATACCATTGTCATAAAAGCTCTTAGCAGCGTTTTCTGATGCTTGAGCAATACCTATACTCCTAGCTGCATTTTGTAACACTGATAGACCCTTAATGCCGTCATATGAGAACATCACAAGATGTATCATATCCTTTGGGTCAACGTGCTTTTTTAAGATAGGGACATCGTAGTACAATGTGTTTTTAATCTTATCATATACGATGTTAACATCTGCTGGTTCTAAGTATCTTAACGCTTTAACCATACCACCAGCTCTCTCAATGTGTGCAAATCCGTTACCACGTAAAAGGACAGACTGCACTAACAGTTTGAAAAGTGTAAACTTACTGATTATGTTATCCGTATTCCTGTCTGAAAATACATAATTAAGTGGGTGCTTATCCGCTTCATTCTTCCCACTGTCATCATTTATAATAATTTTGACAGGTAGTGTTGCAATGGAGTTGCTGATAATCTCTACAGCCCTATAGACTGCTGAAAGATTCATTGCTGAATTTCCATTCGAGAATGGGAAAAATGGCAATGCTCCACTTGCAGCACAAGAAACATAAGAAAGTTCACGTTTTTCTTGTTCCTTTTGGCTTCCAGTGAAACCAAGTCCGCTTCCAAAAAACTTCATTTCTTTTCCTATTTTCTTTACAAATTATTTTATATTCAATAAATAGTTTCATTTCAGCAAAAAAATAAAAAAGGTAGCAATTATTTTGCTACCTTGTATAATCTACATTTATTCCAGTTATCACATTATCATAATGTGTTTCTGTCAAGTAATATCCTAGAGCATCACACATACTTGCGACACCATCTATCTTATTTTCACTCATTTTATTCATCTTCTGTACCTTCTGATTATTATTCCAATCTTCCTTCAGTTCACAGTTGGAAAACATCCATCTTGTAATTGGATTATCATCAATAACCAAATGACCGTTTCTTGCAATCATTTCCAAGTGTTTCGTTGGTCTATTCATACTTCCAATACTTTGAGAAAATGGCTGACAGTTATAACCAAGTTCCGTTAATTTAATAATAAGAGCTGTGCTTTGCCAACTATCATAAGCAATTGCTTCTATTGGTACAACCGTGTTTATCTTTTGTATAAGATTTAGAATGTAATCATAATCAACAACGTTTCCAGAAGTAAGGTGCAAGAAACCTTGTTCGTTCCATACACGGTATTTCTCTCTGTTTGGAGACTCTTGAAGTGCTGATTGTGGTAAGAAATAGTAGTTCTTGAAGTTATACTTTTGGTTGATGTTATCAAATATCAAAACTGAGATTGCTGTCATATCACTTACACTTGAAAGGTCAAGACCAACATAGCAAGTATAGTCCCCCCATTTCTCCAAATCAACTTTATCACTGCATTTCAAGATATATTCTGATGGAATCCACTCACCAACAGCACTTGCTACCCATTTATTCAATATCTTGGTCTTAAAGTTTGTCATCAGACTAGGGTTGTTTTTAGCTTTTACCAACTCACTCTTGATATAGTCTTCAGTTACAGTCAGACCCAAGTTTGGCTGACATTTCTGCCAGTTCTTTGGGTCTTCAATATCATCTTCCTCATCCAACTCGAAAATAAATGCTGCAAGAGAGTCATCTTGAAGCTTATTATGGAGTAGTTCCACACAAGTATTCCTCATTGTGTAGCAAGGGCTTGTGAGGTCAAATCCACTCGTTGTGACGTAGATTATAAGTGGTTGCTCTCTCATACCCACAGAGCTGCTTAAAACTTCTGAAACAGCGTTATTTGGTGCTGCGTGGTACTCATCTATAACGGCTGCTGATATATTTAATCCATCGAGTCTATTTGCATCTGCTGATACCACCTTCATAATGGATTTTGTTACTGGGAACTTGATGCTGTCTCTGTATTTCTTGAAATACTTACCTTTGGGGTCAATATAAGAGACATAGTTTGTAGCCATCGTAAATGCCAACTGTGCTTGTGCTGTAGAGTTTGCTGCAAATATCACTTGACCATCATTTTCACCATCTGCTACAAGGTGATACAGTGCCATTGCTGATGCTAATGCTGTCTTACCACTTTTTCTTGAAAGTTGCAAATAACACTCACGTGTAATTCTCAGTCTTGTGTCTTTATTAACTAAGCCATACACGTAATAAATCACGAATTTCTGCCATTCTGATAGCTTGAAATTCTTGTTTGCGAACTTACCAGTGGATAGTTTCAGCTTTTCGATGAAATTAACGACCTTATCAGCCTTTTTCTCATCAAAAACCACCGAATCTGACTTGAGATAACCCATAAAACGTTTGCAAGCGAGTTTCATCAACTCACCTGCAACTATTTCACCACTTAGAACCTTTTCTGCATATTCTGTGTATTTCTTATTAATCACCCAATAATTCTTTTAACTCATCATTATCATCACCAACCAAGTTAATCTTTGCTGCTGCCCTTGGTGTAAGACCAAACTCTGTCAATAGCTTCGTTACTTGAATCTGTGCATCGAACATTGTCTTGATAAGAGGATTTCTCGTTGGTGCTCCATTCTTTGCTGTCATCATTAAACCATCTTGGAAGATGGAATTTCTGCACTGAAGGTACAGCTCCACATTGTCTGCTAGTATCTCGATGACACCATTCCATTCATCATTAATCTTACCATACTTGGTCTTTAAGAATTTCTTAACTGCTGCTATATACTTAACAGTTGATGTACTATAATCTTTACTCATATGTTTTTTTATTATAATTAGTTTACAATTTTCGAAAGTTCGAGATTTTGACAAAAAACATACAAAATATTTGGAATTGTCATTTTTTTTATGTATATTTGCAATAAATGGATATTTTTTCATTTTTAAAATCTATTTATAATAGAATGGAGTAATTAACCATTCTTTTCTTAGGGTAGAGGGTTCTCCAAAGTCTTTTATATTTCCCTCTACCTTTTATTTAAAAAGACTTTGGGATGGAGAAATAAAAATATAAAAGAAAAACACAATGGATTACAGTATTAATGTATGTCTTTCAAAAGAAAGATATGATGAAAAACCACTTGGTGATGTTATCTCACAAATGAGATTCGAATGTAAGGAACTTTCAGTTGATGAATTTGCTAACGCTATTGCTGAAGGTTATAGTTTTTGTGCATTGATGAAAAATAACTGGAGAAACAAAGATAATTTCCAATGTACATCAATGCTTGTATATGATATTGACCATACAGCAACACCAATGGATGAATATATCGAAAAAATTGAAATAAAACCAACTCTTAGCTACACATCACCTTCCAACAAAGAAGGTGATTATGGCTTCAGACTTATTTATCTGTTAGATTTTGAAATATGTAACCTTCAAGATTATTATACTTTTTCAAAATCTTTCTCAGAACAGATGAAGATGAAAGATGTGGATGAACACAGTCACCTTGGTGAACAGTACTGGAATGGTAACTGTAACTGTGAATATATAATATATAATAATATATTAAATAAAAATAATATTATATTAAATACTGTATATAAAAGAGAATATAACAGTAATAATACAAAAGTATCAGTTAAACATAATAAAGAAAAACATAACATATTATGTGCGAGTGATACTTTCATTAACGACTATTGGAATTTATCACTGTCAGACATACTTACAAAATATGATTATCCAAATCTGATGAAGACCAATATTGATTATACTGATGATGAACCAATTGTATATTATCCACAAAACTATGTTGAGATTACAAGACCTTGGAAAAAAATAAATGGTGATACATTGAAAATATCTGATGGAAATAACCGAAGAAAGAAACTATACATCAATGCAATACTGAGAAGAGCCATAAATCCATCTATAACCTTCGACAATCTATTATATAACATCATATGGGAGTTTTATAACTTCTACATAAACAATGGCAACAGAATTGATAAGAAGACCTTATATGGCATTGTATCAAATGTTATGAAAGCAGACATTAAACCAGAACTATTGACCAAGGGAAAGCCAAGGTATAAATTCTTTGTCAATAAACGATATTGTGAAAAATATAATGTAACACCACAACAAGTAATGGGTAATACTAGGAATAAAAAACAATATATTGGAGAATTTTATGATATATCACTAACTGACCAACAAAACATTGATGTAATGAAGGAATATGGACTTGATATATCAATTATTACTCTTAAAAGATGGAAGAAAGAAAATAATATTAAAAAATATAAAAAATAATTACCAAATTATTTGGAATTTAGAAATAAAAACTATATCTTTGCAATATCAAAGGTAAATCAAGAAGGTGCTAGTACTTGTTTTATGCGCTTTTGAAGGCTAGCACCTTCGAATATT